TTTGCCCTTGCCGGTCTCTTCATCAAAAACGCGCTCCTTCTTGAGAACCTTGTGCGTGGGCAGCTTCTCACGGGCGGCATCCAGACGCTCATGCGCCTTCTGAGATTTTCGCTCCAACCGTTCAATCCGTCTGGAAGCTGGGGCATCATCGTCAAGGTCCGGCATCTCTGCGGAGGTTTCCGCCGCTCTTTCCAGAACGGACTCTCCATCAATCTGCCTTTCAGCGCGAGGTCTGCTGACCTTACCGGTAACAGCGGTATCGGCAAATGCTTTTCCGTAGTCAACGGAATGGGTGCGGTATGTCTCAGAGTGCAGAGTGTGAGATGTGGGATCATCGCTGACGGGTAGATCGCCCGGATTGTACTCTTGCGCCGCATCTGCGGACTGTGTTTCGGCTTGAGCCTGACTCACTGCGTCTTCCAGCTCATCAGGACGAAGCTGCCGCCGCTTCTTGACCTCTTCGGCAATATCGCCGGTTTCCGTGTCGTGGGGCGCAACAAGTTGGGCGTCCTCAAGCCGTTTTGACACTTTTTCTGAGGTGCCTTCGGTGAGGTTTTCTTCCACTGCGCCGTCTCTGGTCATCCGCAGGACAACCCGGTCTTTGGGCTTCAATTCATCATGCGGCATCAGATTTCACCTCCAATCCGCGCCTCGGCAAGTTCCTTGTATTCAGGGTTTAACTCAATTCCGACATAGTGACGGTCAAGCTGCTTTGCGACCATACCGGTTGTGCCGCTGCCTATGAAGGGATCAAGGACAACGCCGTCTTTCGGGCATCCGGCAAGCAGACAGGTTTCAACCAGCTTCGGCGGGTATGCGGCATAGTGACCGCCTTTGAAGGGGACGGTGTTGATAATCCAGACATCCCGCTTGTTACGCAGCGGATTGATCATCTCATCGGAGATAGCACCGTGTTCACGGCACAGGTTGATGGTCTGCTGCTTTGCCTGTCCGGGGATCGGCTCCCCGTATTTGTTGCTTCCCTTGACCCCGCGCTTGAGCCTGCTTACCGTTCCGGGAGCAATCGGCTCGGAAATGGCCTTGTAGTCAAAGAAATACTTCCGTGACTTCGAGAACAGAAAGATATGCTCATAGCAGCGGGCGCAGCGGTCTTTGACGCTTTCCGGCATCGGGTTTTCTTTCATCCAGATAATGTCATTGCGCAAATACCAGCCGGAGTCGCGGAGCGAAAAGGCCAGCATCCACGGGATGCCGATCATATCCTTGGGCTTGCAGCCCTCAACCTTGTAGTTGAGAGCCACAGCCTGACCGTTTCTGCCCTTGGGATTCTTTGCGTCCACATAGCCGCCCTGATTGCCTTTCCCGGCATAGGTGTCGGAGATGTTAAGCCAGAGCGTCCCGTCTGAGCGCAGTACGCGCCTGACTTCGGTGAACACTTCCGTCAGGCGCGAGATGTATTCCTTTGGCGTTGCCTCTCTGCCGATCTGCCCGTCCACACCGTAATCACGCAGCGCGTAATACGGCGGGGAGGTGATGCAGCAATGGACGCTTTCATCGGGCAGCGTTTTGAGGACTTCGAGACAATCGCCGGTGTAAATGTGATCAAGCTGTATGGGGACTCCCTCCTTTCTGCGAGACTTGATGCGCAATCAGTCGGAGAAATACTCGTCCGGCTCGTAGTCCTCGTCATCGTCCAGCTCATCCTCCCAGCGGTCGATGATGGACTCGGCCTCCTTCGCCGCTTCGCGGTACAGGGAAAGACGATTGCGCTCATAGGCGGCATAGGCCGGGATGAACTTGCCAAACTCCTGAATGGCGCGGACATCCTTGGTGCGCATATCCGATACCATGTCGATCAGCTCGGCCATCGTCAGCAGATCCTCAATCATGCTGTCGTACTTCTCCTTGGGGATGGTGACGAAATCATCCTCATACTCGTCTTCCTCATCCATATCAAAAGCGGAAGGAGAGCCGGACACACGGTAGATGTGTTCTTTCTCCTGAATGGAGTCGAGAATACCGCCGATGACCTCCGTCGCCTCATTGGCGCACTCGGCGATTTCCTCGCGGACATGGAGGTAAGCGCGGTGGTGCTTTTTCAGCTCGTCCTCCTTGCGGATCAGGTTGACCAGCTCCACGGTCAGCCCCATCAGGCCGAAGAAGCTGTCCATGCCTTCCTTGACCTCGCGGAAGCTCATCTCAACCGGCGTATCGCCGAAAATCTCGGTCATCTCGTCAACGGTGATCTCAAAGTTCTCATTCATATTCTTTTTCATAATGGTAGTCCTCCTTAATTCTGCAAGGTTTCTTCGGGTTTGGTGGTCATGTAACGATAGAGCATCGTGTCCTTCGGGAAGTCATCCTTGAAGGGGACGATGGTCGAGCCGTAGAAGATCAAGCCTTCACCGGCGTTGGAATTGGTGATGTAGTTCTGCTGGCTGGGCGAGATGTTCAGCGCCTTCGAGAGAATCTGCCGGTCGCCGGATGCCTGGTTCAGAAGGTAAACGAAGTCGGAGTTCTCGAAGATGTTCTCGATCTCACGGGAAGCCAGCAAATCCTTGACATTCTGCGTGATCCCGGTGGGGATGCCGCCCCATTTACGGAACCGCTTCCAAATCTCGACACTGTATGCCGCTGTCTGCTCTTCCTTGAGCAGAAGGTGGAACTCGTCCATGTAATAGCGCGTCGCCTTGTGCTGGGCACGGTTGATGGTCACGCGGTTCCAGACCTGATCCTGCACAATGAGCATCCCCAGCTTTTTGAGCTGCTTTCCGAGCTGCTTGATGTCATAGCAGACGAAGCGATTATTCACATCCACATTCGTCCGGTGATTGAAGACATTCAGCGAGCCATGCACATAGATTTCAAGGGCAGTGGCAATCCGCTGTGCCTCCGGCTCACTCTGACTGCGCAGGATGTTGTAGAGGTCTTCGAGAATAGGCATCTTCTCAGGGACCGGATCGGCAAGGTAGTCCTGATACACCTTGCGGACGCTGCGGTCGATGATGGTCTTTTCCACCGGTTGCAGCCCATCCTTGCCGCCCACAATCAGCTCACACATGGAGAGGATGAAATCAGACTTCAAAGTCAGCGGGTTTTCCTCTTCCGAGTAGTTCACATTGATGTCCAGCGGGTTGATGTAGTCGGTGCTCACCGGCGAGATGCGGATGACCTGACCGCCGAGCTTCTGCACAAGGGGATAATACTCCGCCTCGGGATCGCAGACGATGATGTCATCCTCTGTGATGAGGAAGGCGTTGGTCATTTCCCGCTTCGCCGAAAAGCTCTTGCCGGAGCCGGGGGTGCCGAGGATCAGACCGTTCGGGTTTTTGAGCTGCTTGCGGTCAACCATGATCATGTTGTTGGAGAGCGCGTTCAGCCCGTAATACAGCGCCTCGCCGCTCTGAAAAAGCTCCTGCGTCGTGAACGGGACGAACACCGCCGTCGAAGAGGTGGTCAGCCCGCGCTCAATCTCGATCTGATTCAGGCCAATCGGGAGAGAGGACATCAGCCCTTCTTCCTGCTGGAAGTCCAGCCGCTTGAGCGCACAGTTGTATTTCTGGGCAATGGAAGCCGTCTGGAAGATGGCATTTTCGAGCTTCTGGCGGGAGGCAGCGGTATTCATGATGAGGATGGTCACAAGGAACATTCTCTCGTTGCGCGTCTGAAGGTCCTGCAACAGGCGCTTGGCCTCACCGCCGTAGGTGGCAAGGTCGGACGGGATGATTTCCATGTCATATCCGCTTCTCACGGCCTTCTTCTGCTCTTCAATTTTCATCTTGTCGAGGTCAGTAATCTTCATCTTGATACTCTTGATGGCTTTCGCCTGATCAATCGTGCGGATATGAAGATTGACCGTGATGTTGCTGTCCATGTCGAGGAAGTCAGCCAGCATCCGGTCATTGAGTTCCGGCGCGAGGATTTGCAGGAAGCTCACTGCGCCGATGGCCTTGCCCATCTTGAAGCACTTGCCTTCACGGAAGTCGAAGGAAGTGGGCGCGATGAAATCTTTGCTGCTGAGTCCCGTCCGGGCTACCATGTCAAAGGAGAAGCGGAACGGCTCGTTCGAGTCCATGTTGAACACATCATGGAGCACTTTCAGCCGTTCGTAGCCGGACAGCGGCTCGGTCTTCACACCGAGGGTTTTGAAATTATTGAGGATGTCCGTCTCAATCCGATCCAGCTTGGCCTTCGCCATGCGCAGGGAGTCGGCCTCAATGCCGAAGGTAATGTACTTGCGCTTGATGAGGCCGTTGTTGCCCTTCGTGAGCTGGTTTTGCAGCATCTCGGAATACTCGCTGCGGATGTCGTTGAACTCGTCATCCTGCTCCGGGATGTCGATCTGCTTCTTGAACTCGCTGATGCTCGTCCTCTGGTTGATAAAGGAGAACTGGACAAAAATCGAGCTGTCAAAGTAGTTCAAAAAGTCGCACCAGTTCTCAAAGATAGCCGTTTTGTCCTCGTTCTGGGCGAGCTGGTAGTTGATGTCGTTGAAACGGATAGTCTTTGTGTAGAGGCGGCTGTTGACCTTGCAGATGCCGTCGCGGCACATCTCCACATAGGGGATAGTCTGCTGCGCCGACTGACGGACTTTCTTTGTCTTCTTGGCCTTTTTCTTCTGCAGGACCAGCTTCTTCTTTTCCTCAGCGGAGAGAAGATCGCCGTACACCTTGCCGTTTTTGGTAAGCCGCTTAGGCTCTGCGGCCTTTTTCGTGCTGCTGTGCAATCTGCAATTCCTCCTTCTCTTTGATTTCCTGCTGGAGCGCAGCGTATAGGTTGCTCGTGCGGTATGGCCGCACCTTATCCCTCAAAAACATGGACTTGATCACATGACCGAGGATTTTTTCAGCCGGTTGCCCGTCCTTCTCATAGAGAGCGAAGAAGATAAACGGGAGCATGATGACCACCATCAGCATTGCCGAAGTGGAGATGCCGAGGCTGGGCTTAGTCAGGAAGAAGATCGGAACACCCGCTGCCGCAGCCAGCGCAAAGCAGATGAGCTGCCGCTTTGTCAGGTTGAACATGACCTTCGTCTTGACACGATTCAGGTCCTTCGGGACCGGTACAAACGCCATTGGGAACCTCCTTTCCAAGCGTGATGCTGCATTCGACCTCATTGCCCCATACATCCCAGCCTTCGGGGGACTGGCGGGCGAAAAGTTCGATGCGCGGGACATCGCCCATGAGCTGGACGATGCGGTTGCGGGCTTCCTCCGGTTTCTTGGAGTGCTCTTCGATGTGGCTCATGATGACCTGATGCACACCGGGGCTTGCCCGTTTGGGATGGCCTTTCGTTGCAAGGATGCAGAGTTCAGCATTCGCCCGTGTCCAGTACCCCATGCCCCAAAAGAGACTGTCGGACACCCGGTTCTGCTTGATCCAGACAAAAGCCGTCGTTTTGTATTCAAATCCCCATGCTTCAAGGACTTGGAACGCCTCCTGCATACAGGGGAAGGTAATCCACATGAAGAGCGCACAGTCTTTTGCTGCAAGCTCTCCAATAGGCAGAGCCTTGATGTCTTCAAGGCTCATGGTCGGGTAATGGCTTTCCGCTGAGCGGCCAAGCCCCTTCTTTGAGTAGACCTTGTACCGCCACGGAGGGTCGGCGTAGATCACGGAGTATTTCTTCAAGTTGACCCTCCTTTCTCAGTGGGCATTGAATAGTGACTTTGCAAGCGAACCTGTCTTGAACAGGGAGAAGCAGAGGATGACCGTATAAGCTGCCACCGAGAACAGCGCCGAGTGGATATTGGCTGCGATGATCATGTTGTTGATGAGCACGGCATAGATCGCAACGCACACCATGATGAGGAAGCCTTGGAATGCCAGCGCGAACAGCCCTTTGAGGTAGTTCGTGCCGATGCTGCCCCATTCGCGGTTGCTCATCGTCGCAATGGGAATGGGCGCGATGCTCACGGTGCAATAAATCTCAATCATACGGCCATAGAGAATGACCGTGATGAGAATCGACATGATCTTGAGGCACAGGCTGATCAGCAGCGTCTCTATGGACAAGCCGAGCAGTTCGCCAATGCCCATCGTTTCCATGCTGGCGCGCATTTGTTCAAGAGTGGATTCGATGTCGATGTTCGTGTCGCCGCTTATGACACCGGCTGCACCGGCTACGACATTCTGACCGATGTCGAAGACCGCCATCACAATGTCAAAGGTATTGGTAACGAGGTAGATCGCCACAGCCGCCTTGAAGAACCACTTGAAGAACATCCATGTGTCCATGTCATGCAAGTTGTTTTTCTCGGTGATCATGGAGATCAGCTCGTAACACAGGACAAAGGTGATGATGATACCAGCGATGGGGACTATCACATTTTCGGATAGTCCCCGGATCATCTGGTATATGCTGCTATCCCATGAAGAGGGCGTTTTGCCTACCTCAGCAGCTATCGTCCCTACCTTGTCGTTGACATCGGTGAACATATTGGTCATGTTGCTTTCAATCCAGCCGATCAGAAGCTCTTTTATGGCTTCTTCGATTTTTTCAAGGATAAATCCCAATATTTCACCACCTTTCGGTTATGCTGGGGCTGCCGGATCAGAACAGGCCAGACAGGAGCGGGATAAGGGTCGTGCCGATGAGTACCACACCACCACCGGCCATCAACTGCTTGATTCCTTGGCTCTTGGCACCGGGATTGTCATTGCCGTACCCCTCCATGAGGTTGACCACGCCCCACACAGCCAGACCGGCACCGAGGGCAACAACGAGCGTCTGAAGGACCGTAACCGCCTGATTGATAAATTCCATAGAGTGACCTCCTTGATTTTTGAGTGTGAATTATTGAAAATGGATAAAAAAATAGAAGCCCCGTCATTGTTCTGCTTTGGGCATTGCCCATGCGCAGTGCATGACGGGGCTTCAATCGGCTTCAACCTCTCCCATGTCATAGAGGTCGAAGGTTTGGGTTGGCTTGACTACCAGCTTGTGAGAACGGTATTTCTCGATGTCAAAGGCGTTGCGCTTATCGTAGTCGGACAGCATTTTGTATTTTGGATGCTTCGTAATGTCGTACTTGTCACTGAGAAAAGGTCTCACGCCTCTAAGCTGCAAAATACATTTGCCGCCGTCCATGACAGCGATTTCGTCCTCCGACATGAGCTGCTTGCCGGTCTTCTGATAGTTCAGGCCGTATGAGTTGTTGGTCGAACGGGTTTCTGATGTGTTATATAGGTCGATTGTCTCCTTGCCGAGGATTTCACTGAGTTCCTTCAAAGTGGATTTTTCCTTGCCGCCAAGGAAGAGGGTACAGTCGCAGTTGCCGACAATCGTGTCCGCCGCGTCCTTGTAGATGGTCTTGAGCTGGCTCTGGGACTGCAAGATGATGGACGCTGAGATTTCCCGGCTTCGGATGGTGGCAATCAGCTTATCGAACTTCGGAATTTGACCGATGTTCGCAAATTCATCGAGCAGACAGCGGACATGGACGGGAAGCCGCCCATTGTAGACATCATCCGCCTTGTCACAGAGCAAGTTAAAAAGCTGGGAGTACATAATCGCCACGACAAAGTTGAAGGTATCGTCGGTATCAGAGATAATGACGAACAGCGCCGTCTTGCGGTCGCCGATGCAATCCAGCTCCATCTCGTCGTAACTCATCAGCTCCCGCAGCTCCGCGATGTCAAACGGGGCGAGCCGTGCGCCGCAGCTAATCAGGATCGACTTGGCGGTTTTGCCAGCGGCTAACTTATATTTACGGTATTGCTTGACCGCGAAGTGGTCAGGGTCGCGCTCTTCCAGTTCATCGAACATGAGGTCAACGGGATTTTTGAAAGTCTCGTCATCCTCTCTGGCCTCCGAAGCGTTGATCAATTCGAGCAAGGTAGTGAAGTTTTTCTCGTGTTCTGGCGCTTCGTACCAGATATAGCCGATGAGGGCGGTATAGTAGAGCTTTTCTGCCTTGACCCAGAAATCCTCCCCGGACTTATCGCCATCTCCCTTCGTGTTGACGATGATCGTATTGACCAGTTTGAGGATGTCCTTTTCGCTGCGGATGTAGGCGAACGGGTTGTAGTGCATGGATTTACGAAAATTTATCGTATTCAGCGACTTGATGATATAGCCGTTTTTCTCAAGCATCTTTCCGCATTCGACCAATACTGTGCCCTTGGGATCAGTGACCACATAGGAGCTGTGCATCTGCATCAGGTTGGGCTTCACGAAGAAGCGGGTCTTACCCGAGCCGGAACCACCGATGACAAGGATGTTCTTATTCCTCGCGTACTTCGGCTGCTTCGGTCGGCTGTTCATCGTCAGCCCCTCGGTCTGGGTGAGGATGACATTGTTGGAGAAGTCGTCATCCATGTAAGGCCGGATGTCTTCCGGTCGCCCCCAACGGGCTGACCCGTATTCCTCCCCTTGGCGGAATTTCTTGCGGTTTTTGCCTTTGATGTAGACGGCCAGCTTGAGCAATGCGCCTCCGGCCACACCAATGAGAAGGTCTACTGGATGAAAGCTGGGGAGCGGATTGGCGAACGCTGCGCCGAAATTGGCAAAGCCGCCGGTGAGCTTGTCAATAAACTCCGTACCGGGAGCCAGCCGGAAGACCGCCGCCAGCTTATCCACAAAGTAGAAGGCGAACACATACGGGAGATTGAGAAGGACGAGCTTTTTGATGTCGAGTTTCTTTTTCATAGCTCAACGCCCCGATCCTTCGTCTTAACCTTGACCTTCTCCTTGTGCTGGGCTTTAGACTGCTCCCTGCTGCGGGAGAGCTTCTGCTTGAGGGATTGCTTTTCTTTCTGCTTGACCGTCTTGGCGGAAAACTCCTTGAACGCCTGAGTCATCACATCCACATCCCGGCCTTTGAAGAAGACGAGATAGCGCGGCGGCTGCTCAGAGGTGTCTTTCTTGAGCGCGTAGTCGATCCCGTACTTGTTCGCTGTACGCTCGAAAGACTTGATGTTTCCGTCGGTCACTTCGATGTTGCTGATTGCGGCGTTCTGCTCGACAAGGTGCTTGATGGACTGCTTGCCCCGGTAGGTCTTGGGCTGAGAGGCTTGCTTTTCGGCCTTTTCAATTTCCTCAATGAATTTGGCGAGCGCCTTTTTCAGCACTTCCGCAGTGATCCTGCCGCCCTTAATGGCAATCGCAACGACTTTGGTATTTACTTCATCCTGCATGGGGACCTCCTTTCTGAGATTTGCGGGGCAATCCTGTCACTAAGGCGGGACACCGTGTAAAATGTGGATCATGTTTTCATCTCACCCCCTTTAAGTTGATTGAGAAGGCTTACGCATCAGCCTTTTCCGTGAAAATCGTAGTTCACGCGGGCTGAATAGTAGTTGTCTATGGTCAGTGAAGCGTTATACAACGCCGTAAGCAGATATGCCCGGATGTTCCGAATGTCGGAAGGGCAATCGTTCATCGCTTGGAGCACATAGTCGATGTGGCCGCTGTCCAGCTTGAGGAAGCGTGACTTAACCACCGGCTGCGGCATATCTTCTCCGTTGATACGGATGGTGGGTCTTGTGGAGCAAACAGCATCCAGCATGATCTCGACAATTTCATTTACCCGGTCAAGGTCATAGTGCCTATCCTGAGAGCGGATGTCGATCTCAAGGTTATCCCGGATCAATTCCCTGTATTGCTCCCGTTCATCCATCCTGTCCATCCCATCAAGATTGATAGATTGATAGTTTCTCAGAGAGTTATTTCTTTCGTTGGTGATTACTTGATTAGTATTTAATTGTGCGGGATTTTCCGTACACGGTTTTCCCGTGAACGGATTATCCGTGTCCGGCTTTTCCGTATGCGGTTTTTCCGTGTCCGGCAAACCCGTCTGCGGCTTCTCGTATATCTCGAAAACCATGCTGCTCATCCGGCCTTTTTCATCCCGTGACTGATGACGGACGAGATACCCTGCGTCCTCAAGCTCCCTGAGAGCTGCCAGAACAGCATCGGGACCTTCCTTGCAGATCGCCGAAAGACCTTTCGTTGAGAACTGCCAGCCGTCGTTGAAGGACAGCATTTTGGAGAGCAGCCCCACGGCCTTGAGGGACAGGGTTTTATCGCGGAGATGGTAATTTGCCATGACCGTGTAGCCACGGTTTTTGTTGACGCGATAGACTGCCATGTGGTTATCCCTCCCTTGCCATCACCGGCTGACAGCGCAGCGTTGACAGCTTCACCGGGGAATAGGGACATTCCTCGAAAACACAGGTTTGATATTTCCAGTAGGGACGATGGAAGCAGCACGACCGGCATTCCGGGCAGATCCCGTCGCATCCGCTGTCATAGTGATTATGGCCGGGTACCTCCTTCATGAGGGCTTCAAAGGCTTGCAGCTTACCGGCTGTCATGTAGCTCATTTTGTTTTCTCTCCTTTCCTCGCCGCACCGCCGTCATCTGCAAGAGGCAGATTGTTCCAGCTTTCGGGCAACAAAAAAAGAGGGTTTGCTTCATGCTCCGAATTGGAGAATGAAACAAACCCTCTTAGCTTTTCAGATATTCAGATGATTTCTCGGATGGTATGGATGATGCCGAGCAGCAGCCCGACAATCAGGGCGAGTCCTCCGATAAGACCGCCGATGATGATGTTGAGTGCGAAGATTCCTACTGTGCCGGATATGCCGTAACCGAAGGGGACGAGCCAGAGACACATCCTGCGGATGCCGAATGGGAAGCCGACACAGAGCCACATCAGGAAGTAGTCACATACGCCGTCCGCCATATAGACCGGCTTGAAGAATGCGGCAAGACAAAGGGCAATCAGCAGAGGAAGCAGCACTTCCTTGAGGAAAGTCTTCACATCCTCACCCTCAATCCCTGCAAATCGTCCGTGCGGATGCCGACGAGATACCAGTCCGCAGCCATCTCAATCCGGGTGGGTTTCCACTTGCCCCCGACCATGACATCGAAGCATTCCCCGCAGTGCAGACCGCCGTAGTAGCAGTCAAGGTCAAAGCGAATGTCGTACCGATCCGTTGCGTGGTCATAAACCAAAGTTCCCTGTTTCATGATGGACTCCTTTCGTTGTGGGTAGCGCAACGGGAAGGGCTTGTACAGTGTACCTCCATAGCCACTGCCAGCCGGTTTTGATCCGGTGCGCCGATTGTTGAGCGATTGTTCCTCTTTCAGGTCAAAAAAGAAGGGACTAAGCCAGAATCCCTTGATTTTCAAGGTCTTTCTGATTTAGTCCCATTATCGCACAACAATCTTTCACGATGATGGTATCAATCTTGCCATTGCGCACACCGTCCATCATCTGCTGGAATCCAGGTCTGTCAAAATTGCTGCCTGTGTAGCCGTCATCCACAAAATCCATCACAGGCACATTTTGCAGGCTTTCTTTGCAGGAGATATACCGCAGGATCAGTTCTTTCTGGTTCTCAATGCTGTTGCTCTTATCCTTGCCATCTTTGCCCAGATCGCCATCAGCCCTTGAAATGCGCTGATACGCTGCAATCATGTTTCTGCACTCTCCTTTCCAAGTTCTGTAAACACATCCTGAAATCCAAAAACAATCCGAATCCGCTTATCCGCACTCACTTCGATTTTCTGCACAAGGGATTTTACCAACTGAATGTCAAATTCAAAGTTGTCCAGATGTTCTTCCAAATGAGAAGTCATATTCAGGTATTCTTCGATTTGCCGTTCCACTTCCGTTTTTTTGCTTTCCGCTTCCTGCAGCGCAGCTCGCAGGCCATCGTATTGTCTGGAATAATCTTCCCGAATCAGTTGGTAATCTTCGGAATCCACCACACCAGCCACATAGTCCGCATAAAGCTGTTCCCGCTTCTTGGCCATCTGGCTGACTTTATCGGTCAGGCTCATAATTTCACCCTTTGCCCGGTAGACGGGATTCTGCACATCCTCGAATTTCTGCAATTCTTCCAGCACCTTCCGTTTATCGCTCAGCTGGACAATGAACAAATGCAGCTGATCCATTATCAGGGCTTTCAGCAGTTTTTCCGGAATCTGGTGGCCGATGCACTTATCGTCGGCCTGCCTTGCCTTGCAGATGTAATAGCAGACCTTTTTACTTTCCTCCGCTCCATGCGGCAGTCGTTCAAACTCCATCTGTCTGCCGCAGTCTGCGCAAAACACCATTCCTGCAAGGTCATTCTGATATTCTGCCCGAATCTGCTCCGACTTTGCTCTTATTGTATGGAACACCTTTTGATTCCTCTTCAAGATTTTTTGCACCTTTTCAAAATCATCCCTTGCAATGATGGCCGGATGTGTGTTCTTTGCCACATACCACTGTTCTTTGGGAAGGTCGTGTCTGTCCTGTCCTGCGAATAACTTCTGTGTACTCTTATTGTTGATTGTATCGCCCACATAGGTTTGATTTTCCAAGATGTGCCGAATCGTGGTTACGCCCCACTTTTTACAGGTAAGCACTTCTTTTCCCTCAACCATTTTTCTATGCCACTCCCGTGGAGTCGGAACCTGCAGCAATGTCATTCGTCGGGCGATTTCAAAAATTGGTACGCCCATCAGTTCCCACTGGAAAATCAACTGCACATAAAATGCAGCTTCCGGGTCAATTTCATTACGCTTTGTCACGGGGTTCCGAATATAGCCATACGGAGCATCGTTTCCGACTGCATAGCCTGCTTCTTTTTTACGCTGCAAAGAAGTCCATATCTTTTTGGATATGTCTTTCGCGTACATTGCGTTGACCATATTCCGAATCGGGAGAGCCAGACTTTCCATGTCCTCTTTGCGCGTACTGTCAAAATTATCTGTAACAGCAATCAATCGAATCCCCAAAAATGGGAACACCGTTTCGATATAGTATCCTGCTTCCAGATAGTTTCGGCCAAAGCGTGAGAGGTCTTCTTGTGTCAAGTAGGGACTAAAAAAATTTTGAGAATTTACAAGCCGTTCATAGGTGGACAACCACCCGTGAACGGCTTGCGTTTTCTCTATGCTCTTTTGCCGTTCTTTGTGCGACGTTTCTTATACGCCGCCGCAAATGCCTCCATCATCGGAGTGACCGGAAGCTCGTTGTCAGGCTTGGACAGATACTCGAACCGGATGCCGTTCTCCCGGAACTTTCGCTCAAACCTCATGAAAGAGGAAGTGTCCCGGCTGATTCGCGAGGTGTCGCGGGTGAGGATCGTACCGATGTCCTGACGCTTGGCTTCGTTCAGCAGGAAGTTCATGATACCTTCCGTATGGACGCCGGAGATGCCGTCTGCCGCCACAGCAGCAGCCACCTCATAGCCTTTGTCCTTCGCATAGCGTTCCAGCTCTTCCCGCTGGTCTGCTGCCGCAAGCTGATCCGCACAGGCAACGCGGATATAAAGAAATACTTTCATTTGGCTTCTCCTTCTGATGTAGTGAGGAAGTCCTTGAACTTCCAGACGATTTCTATGTTGTCAAGATCGTAAATGTAGACCGCAGAAATGAATGCGTGGGTCAGCTCATAGGTCAGAGCTTTGCAGTCGGCGTACTGATCGCAGACAGCATCCAGCTTTTCATCCGAACAGGAGGTCTCGGAGTCAAGCTCCTTCATCCGTTCGTGACTGCGCTGGATTGCTTCATCGTTTTCAGCAATTTTCGTGTCCGTTGCCGCCTTTTGCTGAATGTACGCTTCCTTCGTGATACTTCCGGCTGCGTACTTTTCGTAGAGCCTCAGCTTGGACGCCTTGTGCTGCTCGTTCTGCTTTTGAAGAATCCGGATTTTATCAGCGCATTCCTTGATGGCAGATTTCCGTAGATCACCGACCTCTCGATTTTGGACTGATTCCTTCTGTGCCAAAGCAAGAAACTGAGTAAGAGCATGGAAGACAACCTTCTCAATATCCATTTCCGGAAAGCTCCTGCCAACCGGACAATCTGTGTTTCCGTTGTTGACCGAGTGAATGCACTGGAAGTATCGAATGCCAGTCTTGTTCTTTCGGCGTGTCATAGCACGTTTACAGTTACCGCAGCGGACGAGTCCCTTGAGCGGATAGTCATGCTGCTTGCGCGTGGGATTCCGTCCTCCGCCTCGAATGACCTTCTGAGCAAGCTCAAAGTCTTCCTTGCTGATAATCGCTTCATGCGTTCCTTCTACGATAATCGGCTCATTGACAACACGCTTTTTTGAGCCGACACCGCAGGACTTCATTTTGCGGCTGACCAGTGTTCCGGTGTAAACAAGGTTCTTGAGAATGTTATAGACCATCACGGTTTCCCAACTGATTTTCTCGCTCATGTTACTGAACTTCTTCTTGTCGGGATGCTTGTTCTTGAAGTATTGCCCCGGCGTCGGGATGCCGTCATCATTCAGGCTGCGGGCAATCTGAGAGGTGTTGCTGCCTTCCAGAGCCTCGCGGAAGATACGACGGATCACATCAGCCGCCTCCGGGTCTACGGCAAGTTTGTTCCGAATGGTGGGATGCAGGACGTAGCCGTATGGAGCGTAGCCACCGACATACTTGCCTTGCTTCATCATCTGGATTTTTGCCGATGTGGTCTTTACGGAAAGGTCTTTGCTGTATGCGGCGTAGATGATGCTGCGCATAACCACTTCCAGACCGCCCGTTGTGCCTTTGTAATCGTCACTGTCATAGCCGTCGTTGATGGAAATAAAGCGGACGCCCATGAATGGAAAAGTGCATTCCAGATAGTTTCCCGTTTCAATGTAGTCACGAGAAAAGCGGGAAAAGTCTTTGACGCAGATCAGATCGATTTCGCCGCGCTTGACCTTCTCCATCATCTGCGTGAACTGAGGACGGTGAAAGTTCGTGCCGGTATAACCGTCATCCGCAAACTCAGACCGCTGACAGTGAGACAACTCCGGATGATTGTCGAGAAAGCGATTGATGAGCATACGCTGGTTGCCGATGCTGTCACTTTCCGCCTTGCTGCCATAGCCGGTATCTTCATCAGCCATTGAGAGGCGGATGTAGATGCCGATGTTGTATTCCTTGCTCATTTACATCGCCTCCTGTACTTCCTTGATACTCTGAACGGTCAGAGCGTAAATATCGCCGTATTTCATGACCAGCTCGATTGAGCCGTCCTCATGGACTTTCACAAGCTCTACGGACTCGTCAACTAACTCCTGAGAGAGCATCGTTGCACCGCTGACGGATTTCATCAGCGTGAGCCACTTGTTGTCCTCGGACATTGCCTCGGCAAACTTTACCTTCCGCTGAACCGCTTCATCCAACCGCCGGGAAAGGTTAGCATACTGCTCATCGTAGGCTTTCTTGGCAAAGACGTATTCCTCTTCATCGAGAATGCCTTCTGTGAAGTCCTCATAGAGCCGAGTACGCTTCTTGGAGATGCCGCTGAGTTTCAGATTCAGGCTTGTGATGAGCGCATTCTGCTGATCGCGGATGCTGCGTTCGCCTTCACTGTTTCTCAGTTTGGCAAGCAGCTTGTCGTAATTGAGAGCCGCCTTGACTTGAAGCTGGATCGCCGCAAGCACATCGGCTTCGAGCTTATCCTGCCGCGTATAGTGCGGCGTACAGAGGTTGCCGCGCTTGACGGATGAACTGCACTCATAGAAGGCGTACCATGCGCCGTCCTTGCGCTTGTCAACGCGCTTGCGATGGAAATAGAGCTTCCTGCCGCAGTCTGCGCAGACGATTTTGTCTTCAAAGAGATTGATCAGTGTAGCGCGGATTTCCTCCGTGCGCTCCATCTTCTCAACTCTTGTCCTTGCAGCAGCGTCGCGCATTTCTCGTACCTTCTGGAAGTCCTCACGGGAGATAATCGCCTCGTGCGTATTGGGAAAAACAATCCATTCCTCGCGGTCGATATGCTGATTCTTGACGCCCTTGTAGATGGCGTTCAGCGTCCGTCCGAGAACGGTATCTCCGACGTAATGGGGATTATCCAGAATGGTAGTGAGTGAAGACTTGTTCCAAATCTTCTTTGCCGTAGCATTGCCTGTGCGGACGCCGACCTGATACTTCTGAAACTCCGGATTGGGCGCATTCATTGCATCAAGCCGGTCTGCAATCGCAGGAAGGGACAGTCCTTCAATCTTCCATTGGAAAATCTTCCGGACAATCGGCGCGGTTTCCTCATCGAAGACCATATTGCTGTGTTCCTCATCCCAGCGATAACCATACGGGAGATTGCGCTTCTTGAACTCTCCGCTTTCCATCTGTGCCTTGAGCGCGGTGGAAACCTTGCGGGAGATGTCTTTCGAGTAGAGTGTGTTGATCATGTTTTGCAGAGGGATGATGAGGCTTTCGCCGGAGCCGTCCGCATCAAAGTTATCGTAGTTTTCCTTGATGGCGATAAACCGAAGCCCGATCTGCGGAAAGACCCGTTCCAGATAGGTTCCTGCCTCGATGTAGTCTCGCCCGAACCGGCTGAGATCACGAACCACAAGGCACTTGATCCTGCCGGTGCGGATGTCGTTCATCAGACGGTTGAACTCCGGTCTATCAAAAACCGTTCCTGTTCGTCCGTTGTCCACATAGGTATCTATCAGATTCAGGTAGGGACGCTCTGCAATGTAGGACTTGCAAATCTCAATCTGATTTGCGATGACATCCACCTTTTCGGACTTGCCGCTGTTTTCAACGGAAAGACGGGCATAGATGGCTGTTGAGAAGACCTCGGAAGAAACAGGTTCGATAACCGGCTCTTCGACTGCAATTTGTTTTCTGCTTTTTCTTGCCATTTGCTTATCCCTCCCTTATACGGCAATATCCAGTTCGTCGGCATAGCCGAGAATGTATTCAAGCGTCTGCTGGTATTCGTCCCTATATTTGAAAACGATTTCGATTGCATGGTTTTCGTGAATCAGGATGCGGTCAACCAACGACATCAGCACACGGCGGTTCAGCTCTTCGACGTTTTCATACTGCTTGAAAAGCATCACCCAGTTTCGTTCAGTCGTACCGGTTGTCACCGTCTGCTTCATTTCTTTTTTAACCCGCAGAAGCGCGTCCTGCTTGCCCTCAATGATTTTGGTGTAGCTGTTGCGGAACTCGAAGTATTCCGACTTATCAATGACGCCGCCGATGAAGTTCTCGTAAAGCCCCAGCTTGAGCTTTTGGTACCGTTCAATCTCTTCCTCGATTTTGGCGATCTGAGCTTCGTAATTGAAAGCCTTACGGCTTTGAGACGGAAGCCGTTCTATCATTCCAAGCGCGTGTTCCAGATTGATGACAAGCTCGATCTGGTCATGAATGGCACGGAAGACCTTCTCTTCAACCTCTTTTGCGGCGATGCTATGCGGGCTGCACGTCCGGTTGTGCTTATTGGTGGAGCAGACGTAGTAGATATACTTTTTCGTCTTCGACGGGACGGTCTTGCGGATCATTGGCTGCTGACAGTCTCCGCAGAACAAGAAGCCGGAAAACAGGTGTGCTTCGTTTTGATCGGGTGAGCAGCGCATATCCCGCTGCATCATGACCTTGACTGCCATGAAGTCCTCGTAGGACACAAGAGCTTCATGCGCATTTTCAACCTTGACCCACTCGGATTCATCCTTGCTCTTCACGACGCGGACTTTGTAGTTGGGAGTGCCGCGCTTGCCTTGAGCCAGAACGCCGATATAAACCTCGTTGGTGAGAATACGCTGGACGGCTTTGTACGTCCATTTTGCGGTATCGCCGGTTTTGAAGACGGTATCGAACTTCACACCGGCGGAATGCTTGTATTCCATCGGGGACAGGACGCCCATCTGGTTCAGACGCTTTGCAATGCGCCCAATGGAGAACCCGTCCTTGTACATGGAGAAGATCATCTGCACATATTCGCTGACCGCTTCATCCACGATGAGCTGGTTTTTGTTCTCCGGCGATTTCATGTAGCCGTAAGGCGCGAACGAGCCGACGAACTCACCACTTTTCTGTTTGACTTCCAAACTGCTTCGGATTTTCATGGAGATGTCCTTGCAGTAAGAATCGTTAATCAGGTTTTTGAACGGGATAACAAAGGAGTCGGACTGCGGATCACCGGTCAGACTGTCATACGCATCATTGATTGCGATGAAGCGAATGCCAAGCTGCGGGAAAATCTTTTCAATGTAGCGCCCGCCGTCGATGTAGTTTCTTGAGAAGCGGCTGAGATCCTTGACCACGATGCAGTCAAGCGCACCCTTGCGGATTGCCTCTTCCAGCTTTTTGAACTGAGGACGATTGAAGGAAACGCCGCTGTAACCGTCATCCACAAACGGCTCACAGACAAGCTCCAAATCCTCATGCCTTGCGATATAGTCCTCGCAGATGGCTCTCTGGCTGGCGATGGAGTTGCTTTCTACTTTGTCTCCATCTTCACGGGACAGACGGCAGTAGATCGCCGTGCGGTAAACCTTGTCTGGCATAAAAATAACCTCCGTTTTTCTGTTTGGTGTGGTACATCAAATCAGAAAGACGAAGGCTTGCTTCAACTCTTATGAAGAGGAACACGAAAACGCCACATGACCATCAGGGCAAGCAGCTTAATCCGTATTCTTCTTTTTTGACCGATTTCATTATACCACAGGCTCAATCGCTTGTCCATAGAACCGGGTGAAAAGATTCAGACTGTTCATAAATCAAAGACCTCTCAGATAGTGTTCCAGACAATCTTCCATTGTCGTGTCCGTCGCGGCGAAGCTGATCTTCACCACAGTTTTCCCGTCCAGATAACAGTAGGGATTTCTGATCTGCTTGATGAACTCCCTCAGCCTGTCCTCGCGCGGTGCCGCAGGATCAAGCCGGATGCTGCTTCTCTGAACGAGTGTGCTTCGGTCAACCGTTTTCGGGCTGACGCTTTTCATTGTTTCAATGCCCATCATATTCTAAGCACCTCCTGTTTCGTGGAAATATTCAGGACAAAAGGATATGGCAGAGCATCTTGTGAAGACACTCTGCCACATAGTTTTCATCCTGAAACTATATAGTAAGTTTCTTTTGGGTTTGTTTCATTGTCCGGCATATTTGCAGCTCGCGCCCCTGCCAGAAGAACTTTGCAGTTCCGGGAATGCTGCGGACTACCAATGGTCAATCGGTATCATGGGACTCTCACCCCTCCGAGGATCGCTCCGAGCCGCCCATTCAAAGAAAAGACGGAAGTATCATTATACCCGGCATCTGCATCGTCGCAAGCAGCCGCACCACACGACTGTTATAGCTCTCCGGAGGTCGCTCACTCCCTTTCGGGAGGTCTTGGCGTCGGAAGCTGTGTTGCTTCGCAGAAGCGGAAAGATCCGCAGCACTGAACTATTCAGTTTTCAAGGAGCAGTGAAGTGGTCTGATTGACCCTTTCACTTTACAACGGACATCTTTTTGCCGTTTGTTGAGTACCGCTCAAAAAATTCTTTGAAATTTTTTCTGCACCGCTGCTTTGAGGTCAAATGCAGCTCTGATGCCGATGCCTTTCCTTCGGGCAAACTCTCGAAGAGTCAGTCCTTCACGGGTCATCGCAAGATACAATTCGCGCTGCTTCCCGGTCAGAATGGAAAGAAGCTCCTTCTCTTTGAGAGCGGTGATCAGTTCCTCCATGCAGTCGCGGGAGTCTGCCAGCCATGCAGCGGACTTCACATCGTCCTCCGGCATAGCGTCAAGGGACAGCACGGTATCAGAAATTTTCTCTGCGCCGTCCTCATCCTCAGAGGTGTTGTCAGAGCCATACGAGCGTCTGATCCGCTTTTCCTCTGCGCGAAGGATTCTCATAACCTTGCGGTCAACCTCGGAAACTTCGCCGGTTCGTTTCACGCGCACCATGCACTTGCCGTCCTCCGTAGTCCAGAGGTCGTAATCGAACGCGATAGGGGTTTTAGGGATTTTCATTGTTCATCCTTTCCGCTGCGCGGGAGCAGCGGGAAGGGTGAAGGCAGAAAAAGAGCCGCATGACGGTGAGGTTTGAATCCCATGCCGATAAAACAGAGCAATTAAACTCTGTCTCATGCGGCATTAGGATGACTTCACCTATCAGGCGGCTCCACAGCTCAGCTATGACATATATTTTATTTTAGAACAGAGGCTTGTCCTCCGGTTCTTACTTGGTACGCGGTCGCAGTCTTCTCATATTCAGCACATCAAAGACTGTGATCCGCCCGCATTTCTTGCACTTGGATTCTACATGACCCCTCGTGTCCTCGTAGACAGCAATGGCATTATGCTGACAATAGGGACATTTCAGGTATCGGGGCTTCTGCTGGGAAATGGCAACTCTTGCCCTGCGGATTTTTTCGATCAGCTCCGGCGTCGGTTCCTGAACCCGAATGGATGCTCTCTTCATTACCACACCTCCAATGGGTCAACATACTCACTGAATGGACGATCTACCATGTAGCCGAGCTGACGAAGGCGGATAGACGCCGTTGTCTTGGAGACACCGAACAACCGGCAGAAAAGGCGCAGCGTTAAGTGATCACCATACGAATACCTCCCCTCGTAATTGATCAGCGGCGTTTCTGCAAACCGACGCATTGCCAGGTCAACCTCTTTTTGAGGAAGCAGGATCGCCGCGCCCAAGACATTTGCTTGCCACTCGTTCCAGTCCTCGCGGGTTTTCAGCTCTCGCGGCGTATAGGCTGTCCGTGCGGAATATTTCATTTCGCAGGACGCCTTTACCTCTTCCGATTCCAGTTGGAAGAGAATCTGATGGGCGCACTCGTGGGCAAGGGTAAATCTGCGCTTGGCGCAGAGCCGCTGCACATTTCCGGATCGAATGAAGCTCTCGTCCAAGATGACCTGATTACGCTTCAAAGCCAGTGTGCGCGTAATACCAAGTTCCGTGATCTTGTACTCAGTGTCGGCATAGGCAGTGACACCGCAGATGCTTCCGTCCGGCGAGAGACGGGCGAATGATACGCGAAGACCGAGATAGTTCTTTGCAAACTGATCAATGGGTGTTGGCAAAGCTGATCGGTCGGGCTTGTCCGCCTCATCCCCGAAAAAGAACCGGTTGAAGTCCTTCGTTGTTGAGGCTGCAATTTCTTCAAGTTGGCGCTGGGATAAAATCATGAGTAGTTGTCCTCCTTTGCTTCGACGAACCACTTGTCTCCTTCGTGGAAAAGAAATGACTCCTTTCCGCGAATCTGAACTGTGTAACGGATGCCTCCGCCCCCAACCTTTTTGGATGTGGCGCGGCATTTGTATAGAATCTGGTCGATTTGAAAGATTACACCGTTGTCCCACCAGATAAGGCGAGGAAGGATTGCCCCCTCCTTGTCTACATCCAGCGTAACCGGGACGTATGCTTTTCTGTACTGTGTAGCCATTTCCGTTTTTCTCACTCCTGTTCCCTCATACCGGTGTATGCCGGTACGGATGATCTTCGGCAGCATAAATGCCTGTCCATTTGAACTGCTCAAAAGATGTAACTTTTTCGTGTACAACTACTCATGCCCCTTGACAGGATGAGCAATTCAGGATATACTATGAGTAGTTGGATTGCTCAGTCATTATTATACGCACTTCAAGTGCCTTTGTCAATAGACTTGCGCAATTTGATGTCGCAAACTTTTTGTGAACAGGAGTGATTACCAAAATGACGTTTGGAGAGAAATTCAAGGCTGAACGGGAGAAGCGGAAGCTGACCCAGCAGGAAGTAGCCGATGCACTGGGGATCAACAGGCGTATGATTACCCGGTACGAGAACGGCATTTCCTTTCCCCGTACCAAGGACGCTTACAGAAAAATCGCGGAATACTTCAAGGTAGATGTGAACTATCTGCTGACCGAGGACGAAGAGTTTGTGGTTCAGGCATCCGAGCAGTACGGCTCCCGTGGCATGAAACAGGCAAAGGACCTGATTGAAGGGATGTCCGGCTTGTTTGCGGGCGGTACGCTGTCTGAGCAGGACAAGGATGCGGTGATGAAGGCGTTGCAGGATATATATTGGGAATCCAAAGCCCGGAATGTTGAGAAATACACGCCGAAGAAATACAAGAAGACCGGTACGGACGCAGAGGAATAACTGTCTGCGTCTCGGTTTCTTGACGGATTTACTTTGACTGTTTTCAACATGAAAGGGGTGAAGGTCCCGTGATAATTCGCTCCGAGGAAATATACAAAAAGGCGAACAGCATTGTCAAAAGCTGTGGAACAAGAGATACCTTGAAGATTGCCCGTGAGCTGGGCATTCATCTCCATTTTCTTGACAATCTGAACGATCTGCTCGGAATGTACACCTACCGCCATAAAGAGCGGCATATTCTTCTGAACTCCAACATGGAGTATCTGATCATGCAAATGGTTTGCGGTCACGAGATCGGGCATGATACCTTTCACCGTGATCTTGCCAAAGGAAACGAACCGCTCCCGGAGTTCGTGCTGTTCGATATGCGCACAAAACACGAATATGAGGCGAATGCGTTTGCCTCACACCTGATCATTGACGATGATGAGCTGATTGACCTGATGAAGCAGGACTACGATGTGGTGCAGCTCTCGGCTGCAATGGGAACAAACATCAACCTGATGCTGATCAAGCTCAACGAGCTGAACCGCATGGGCTGGCAGCTCAACTTGCCTTATGTACCGCACTCTGACTTCCTGAAAAATGTCAGACCGGAGGGGTGAATGAGGATGAAGGATAGTAATTAGATGAACGATAACGACTATAAAGAAGCCCTTTTCTATGCCGCTTCCATCTTTAACGAACGCTTGGGGGCAGAGTTCAGCGAGGACAACCTTGTGCTGTGCTGCTTTCAGACGGAAAACCAGCAGGAAGTCTTTGAGCAGTTCTGCAAGCAGTATTTCCCTGCCCGGCTGGAAGACCGATATACAGAGGACGGCTATTTTGACTTTCACGCCTCTGCATTCGTCGGCACAGGAGACGGCGCGGACGGAATCCTTCTGCGCACAGACATAGCGCGTCATCCGGCAGAGTTGAAACACATTCTTCTGCATGAGCTGGCGCATATCTTCTGCACCCGCAACGAGATTGACGGAGATAATTTCTTTGAGCGATACTGCATGGACGATACCATAAGCCGCGAAGAGGACGGAACCATTAACGCCGGTTATGCAGTCTGGCGGGAACTGATTGCGGAGCTGATTGCATTTGAGCTGGATGACAACTGCGATGTAATTCCGATTCGACGCAAGAAAGACCTACTCAGCTATTACGAAGGAGAACTCCTGACCGGCAACGGAAAAATGGGCGTCAGCATGATTCTCTGTGAGGCAATGACCAGTGCTGAGGGCGAAGCGTCTATGACATGGGACGCTGCCAAAAGCAAGTTTACGCGGTTCAAGCCCTTTGATGATCCACTGTACAGGGACTTGATGGAACTGGTTTTTACACACGTTAGAGAATACTTTATCGTAATCGACCGCGACTTTATCTATGAAATTGGAGTTTTGTATCTGAGCATTGCCGCACAAGCGATGATTGCGTCCCTAAAGAACAGATTTCAGGAAGAATAGGCAGACCGAAAGAGAGAAAGGACGGGCAACGATATGAAATATAAGCTGTTTCGCTCCCCCGGTAATCTGGACAAGGCAGTCCAGAAGCACGAACTGGTTGCCGTGGAGACCGGCAAGAACATTGATGATGTGGCAGACGCGCTTATCCGTGCTGTTCGGGATGATCTTGCGGAAATGCCGGAGTATGCGCACTGCGAAACCGCTGCGTATGCACCGGAGCCGGTTCAGGAGCATCGCCGCGTAAGACGTTATCAGTATGAGATGATGGGTGTTGTTTACCCGCAGTATGCGGAGAAGAATATCCTGATTGATTATGGCGTGATTGAAGAGGCGGAGTAATGTCAAAGAGATATGCCAGACAACTACATAGTGCAGATGGTTTGATTGCAGCCGTCGAACAACACGGCTTTCTGCCCTTCTTTCGGAACGAGATTCACGGCTTCTCCATCGAGGAACTTTGCCCACCTGAGTTATGGTTTGCGGATGATGTAGATGGTCCGTGGGAATGGAAAGGACCGGCTGCGCGGAGCGGCAAATGTCTTTACGGCAAACTTTTCAACAAGAAGGCTGGATTTGTGAGCCGGGAGTGGATTCCGGACTTTGCGAACTTCCGGCGTGACGGCTATGACTTTGACGCCCGTTGGGATGACGGCTTGGCGTCCTACAAGGACAAAGAGCTTTATGAAGCCATAGCCGGTGAAGGCAGGATGCTTTCCAAACGGCTGAAAGAAGCTCTGAACTACCGCAAGGGCGGCAACACCGGTTTTGAGACGTGCATCACGCGGCTGCAAATGCAGAGCTATGTCTGCATCGCGGATTTCGTCTATATGCAGGACAGATATGGAAGACCTTATGGCTGGGGTGTCGCAGAGTATGCGACGCCGGAAGAACTTTTCGGGTACGACCTTATCACATCTGCATATCAGCGAGACCCGCAGGAATCCAAAGAGCGCATGATGCAGCATCTTTCCTCCATCCTGCCGGGTGCGTCTGTACAGCAGCTTACGAAGATATTGAAAGGATAAAACACCATGAGCAAGAAACTTGTAGCATATTTTTCTGCGTCCGGCGTGACCGCGAAGGTTGCCGAGACGCTGGCTGAGGCAATCGGCGCGGACATCTTTGAGATTGAGCCGAAGGTGCCTTACACGGAAGCTGATCTGAACTGGATGGAAAAGAACGCCCGCAGCACGATTGAAATGAACGATCCCGCTTCACGACCGGAAATTGCCGTGAAGCGGGACAACATGAAGGACTACGATACAATCTTTGTGGGCTTCCCAATCTGGTGGTACGTTGCGCCGACGATTATCAATACGTTCCTTGAGAGTTATGACCTGAGCGGCAAAACGATCATCCCGTTTGCAACCTCCGGCGGAAGCGGCATTGGCAAGACGAACGAACGCCTTGCGCCGAGCTGCAAAGGCGCAAAGCTGATGGACGGCAAAGTTTTCAAGGGCAACGTCGGGCATCAGGAGCTTGCGGCGTGGGTTGAAGGACTTGGACTTTAAGGGGCAGACAAATCGGAAGTTGTGGAGGTGCTTTATGAACGAGAGAGAAAAAATTATCCGATTATGGTTTGATATGTGGATTAAGAAAGCAGATTTAGGAATTGACAATATTTTTACAGATGATGTTGTATATACTGAGAGTTGGAGTCCTAAATATGAAAACCGCAAAACGGTAAAGCACTGGTTTGACGAATGGAATACACGCGGAAGTGTTCTTGTCTGGGAGATTAAGCAATTTTTTCATCAAGGCAATCAAACAATCGTGGAGTGGTATTTTAAAAACAAAATGAATAATGGAAATGTTGAAGAATTTGACGGAATATCTTTAATTGTATGGACACAGGATAACAAAATAAAATCATTAAAAGAGTTTGGTTGCAATCTTCATAATTACAATCCATATCGAGATAGTGATATTCCCGTATTTCGAGAAGAAAAAGCAAATTGGTTTTGAGAGGACTATAAATTCCAGTTTGCCAGTATCTTAGACAGAATATGAACAACGAAAAACATCGTAGCAATACGGTGTTTTTTTGTTACCTAAAACCAACAAATTCATACATAACCACAGGTTAGTACAAATACCTTGTGTGATTTTTTGAAAGGCTTAGAACGGGGATTTTCTCCGATTTTCGCCCCTAAAAGATACACAAAAAGGTTTCAAGTATCTTTCCTGTGGTTTTTTTATTTTCAAACGGAAAGGTGGATTGATATGCCAAGAATGAGCAAGAAACGGAAACAAGAATGGGCATTGTTTCTGAATGACCGTAATCGCATTACCTACAACGAACTTTGCAGAAAATGCAGGAATGACTGTAAGCAGAGTTTCCGCTGTATCGTGGTGCTTTGCCCGAAATATTTATCGAAAAGGAGAACAAATAAAAATGATTGAAAATGAAATGACTGTCAGCGTACCTCTTGAAGTTGTCAAGGCAAGCGAAATCGAGCCGAAAGAAGTGAAATGGCTGTGGTATCCGTATATTCCGTTTGGCAAGGTTACGCTGTTGCAGGGCGATCCGGGCGATGGAAAAAGCAAGCTAATGCTTTCCGTTGCCGCCCTGCTCTCAAAGGGCGAACCTCTGCCCTTTACCGAAACGGAAGAAAACGAGCCTGTGACTATCATCTATCAGACAACGGAAGATGACGCAGACGATACGGTAGTACCTCGCTTTAACTCTGCCGGTGGCAACGGAGAGAACCTTATCTTCATCAGGGAAGATGAAAAGTCTTTATCCTTTGGGGATAACCGTATTCGTGAAGCGATTGAGATGTACCACGCAAAACTTTTAATTCTTGACCCGATGAGTTCCTATATCGGAGAAATCTGTTCGATGAACAATGCCAACGAAACACGAGCCGAGTTTAATCATCTGATAGCGGTTGCGAAAGATACTGGCTGTGCGATTGTGATTATCGCTCATATGAACAAGATGAAAGACACCAACCCCCTTTACCGTACCAATGGTTCGATTGACATTGCGGGTGTTGCAAGAAGTATTCTTGCAATCACACGCACACCGAACAAGGAAGTACCTGCGGAAAGATATTTGGTGCAGGTAAAATCCAACCTTGCCCCGACAGGCTCTGCCATTCTGTTTGAAGTATCTGAGAAAGGTGTGGACTTCATTTCCGAAATGGAAATGACAGCAGAAGAAGCGTTCCAGTCCCTTGCCCCGAAAATTGGCAGACCCAACGATAAGGAAGTCAAGGCGAAAGCATTTCTGATGGAAATGCTGAAAGACGGAGAAATGCTTTCTTCAGATTGTGAAGAAAAACTTGAAGCCGCAGGGTTCAAGAAATCGACCATCAAAAAGGCAAAGAAGAACACAGGAGTTATTTCCCGAAAGAAAGGTTTTCTGTGGTACTGGTCTTTGCCGATGGGCGATATACCGAGAGAATAAAAACGGACTGTCTGCTGATGGGACAGTCTGATTTTATGATTGAGGTATCAAAGGAGGTCAAGGGGGAACACCCTTGCCCACGACATCTTTGCAGACGAAGTCTGAAAGTGTCATAGTGGGTTACACACATTCAAAGAATGTTGTGTAACGGCTTCGCCCTGCCGAGAAAGGAGAACGAAAATGGCTAAAAACAACAAAGCGGATATGAGTTGTGCAAGGGTTAAAAAGTACACCGCTTCCGATGTCAGCAAAGCAGAAAGACACAACGAGCGCAAAAATGAAACCTATGAAAATATGAATGTCATTGAGGAACGCATACCCTTTAATGTGCATTTCAAAACACCGACTGCCCCGACTTATATGGAACAATTAAAGCAGATGGAAACTGACGGTTTGGTGTCGCTTCGTGGGTTGAGGAAAGACGCAACGATCTTCAATGAAATTGTGATTGATGTGAACACGATGTACTTCGAGCGTAACGGCGGCTACGAATACGCAAAGCAGTTTTATGAAGAAGCGTTCCATTTCATCGAAGAAAAATTCGGTGCTGAAAATGTAATATCGGCAGTAATGCACGCTGATGAAATCAATATAGCGGCAACCGAGGAACTTGGGAAAGAGGTGTACCACTATCATCTTCACGCTATGGTTCTGCCTGTGGTGGAGAAAGAAATCCTATGGAGCAAGCGTTGCAAAGATGAAAAACTGCGAGGAACGGTTAAGGAAGTTGTTCATCAAATCAGCCATTCAAAGAAATGGAAATCGGATATTCCGCTGACCGACGAAAAAGGCAATCCGCTTCTCAGAAAGAACGGAAAACCGATGTTCCGAGCTTCATACAGTATTCTGCAAGATGAATTGTTTAACCATATGACGGAGCAAGGCTTCAAAGGCATTCAGCGTGGCGAATACGGAAGTACAGCAGAACACCTGACTTCCCTGCAATATCAAATCAAGCAGGACAAGGAACGCTTGGAGAAGTTGCAGAAGCGCATTCAGCATGAACAGATAAAATATGAGCCTGCCCGTAATGTTTCTAAAACCTATAACGAGATTGACCGTATGGGGCAGAAAACAATCACAGGTAAAATGGCAATCTCCAAAGAGGATTATTCTGAGCTTACTGCCCTTGCCAAAGAGGGCATTACAAGTCGTGCGGAAATTAGCGAATTAGAACAGAGTGCCAACTATTACCGACAGAAATATTTTGACTGTGCAAACGCGCTCGAAAGAATGAAAACTAAATACAACGAACTGAAAGAAAAGTGCAGACCTTTTCTTCAAGCGTTGGAGCATTTCCCCGAAGTTGCTAAACTTTTTACCGAAAAAGTGAAGCAACTTTTTTCTTTTAAGGAAGCACAGGAACGAGCCGAAAAAGAAGCAAGGGAAAAAGAACGACAGGAGCGTATCAAGGCTCGAAGAAACAAGCGTGGTATGGAAAGATAACCATTTCCATTATACTCACGACTTAATGACTTCTTGATATATTGAAAATCTGCGGTTACTGGGTGCTCTAATGTGAATGCCCAGCAATCAAATTTTATGAAAGAGAGGAACTGACTATATGAAAGAACAGAAATATTCTTATTCACAGCGAATTGGAAAGACAACATTCATCGTAAATGTAAAGCAGTCCGAAAGTGCCAAAAAGCCTTTGAATACGGTGTTTCAAGACATCTGCAAGCACGAGGTTTTGGGCGATTTCTTTACGGACAAATCATTTAATTTAGAAAATCCACAAAAAGTATCTTGACAAACTCGACCCCGAAGGCACGAATTACCGAGCCAAGACAAGGTTTGCCAAGTTCTATAACCTGCCAGAGCTGATGCAGATGTTCCGTGAGGTGGCGGATATACAGACCGCCGATATGCTAAAGCTCCCTGTGCCAACGGTCAATTACCACAATATTAAGACTAAGCCGAGTGAGATACAGACCGAAATGGTAGCTTCCCTTGCGAAGCGGGCTGAGAAAGTCAGGGCAAGGCTTGTCGAGCCGAACATTGACAATATGCTCAAGATAACCAATGACGGAAGAAAACTGGCTCTTGACCAGAGAATGATTGACCCGATGCTGCCAGATGACCCAGACAGTAAAGTCAATGCCTGCGTGGATAATGTGTACCGTATCTGGGAGGAATACGCCGATACCAAAGCGACACAGCTTGTGTTCTGCGACCTGTCCACCCCGAAAAATGATGGTACTTTCAATGTTTATGACGATATGAGGGAGAAGCTGGTAGCCCGTGGTATCCCTGCGGAGCAGGTACGCTTTATTCATGAAGCGACCACCGATGCACAGAAAAAGGAGTTGTTCGGCAAGGTCAGAAGTGGAGAAGTCCGTGTGCTGTTCGGCTCTACTCCGAAGATGGGAGCAGGTACGAATGTGCAGGACAGGCTCATAGCAATCCATAACCTTGATTGTCCGTGGCGTCCTTCCGATGTAGGACGGATTTTGCGGACATTCAAAATAAAAAAGAATGTGGAGGTAACATACAATGGCAAAATCATTATTTGAGGAACTGGGCGGAAGATACGAAAGACAAGAGGATTATCTAATTCCATGTATGACTTTACCCGCCGAAGAAGAACAGCCGATAGGCATATGGGGACAGCGGCATTTAGATTATCTGAAGCAATACCGCAAAGTTACATACACCAATTTTCTCACAAGCGGCAGGCTCAACGCCTATCTTGCCGACATCGACAGACAGGCACAGGAACGCTTTGAACGGCTCATAGAGGGCATGAAACAGGCACAGGGCATAACGGAACAGCTAAAGGCAGAAAACGCCTTAGAATGGACAGGATACCTCAATAACATAAGGGCTTGTGCGAGGGAGATTGTGGAAAAGGAAATTATTTTTGCATAAACAGATGATTAGTGGC